TCATTGCAGAGCTGACGTAGCTCTGGGTACTTGCAGGCAGATATGGTCTGCTTGTAGGGAATGTCTTTCTCAATCGTGTACATCTCAGCCTCGCTTGGATTTAAGGGGAGTCATGTAGCGTTGCTCACTAAGGGGCAGACGCTTGCGTGTGTTGTCAGAAGCGAAGCGGATAGTCATCCACTTGCTTCCTTGCTTCTCGACCCACGCAATGCGGGAGCCGTGGTCAGTTGCGTACCAGCAGGGGGTGAAGCCCTTGTTAAGAGCCTTGCGGTATGTCCACCGCATCACCCATCACCATGCTTCATGGCTATCTCATGCCTAGCCTCAGCGATGATGATGTCCCAGCAGGAAGGGTGGTATGAGGTTTCATCCTTGCCCCACCAGTTAAGAGGGATGTCATCAGGCAGGCAGTCCGGTGACCAGACACGGCTATGCCAGATGAGTTCATTGCAGTAAGCACACTCGGGGGCGCTCATGCGGCGGCCCCCTCGGTTACCTCTTCATGGAACCAATCGCATGCCTCATCAACATCAATGAAGTCAACGATGCGTAGCCCCTGCCAGTTGCAGTAGTCAAGATCGACCTCGACATCTGTGTAAATGGCATCATCTGGGCCACGCTCACGGGTCTGATGAACAGTGGACTTGCCCCAGTCAATGTCTCTGGGGTCTACGTCAATGATGATCTTCATGCGGCCTCCTCTTCTGAGTCATCAGAGTCCTTGTCAGTGGGGGGAATGAACAAGTGGTGGAAGGTTGGCTCGTCATTGAACGAGATAAGGCGACACTCTTCGTCAGAGTGGTGAGTGAGATGCTGGCAATACATCTCCATAGCGGACATCTTGTCCTCGCTGGTGTAATAGTTCTTCCAATCCCTCATCTCTTTGGTGAAGGGGCAAAGGCGGCGGTACTCAACCATGTAACGAGTCATAATGAATCTCCTAATTAGAGTGCGGCAATGCGCGCGATTTCGGGTTGGTCTTTGAATTGCTCTGCCCACTCAGCGTCAGCCATAGCGGTCCACGCATCTTGAGCAGAGAGCTTGTACATCCCCATCAACATAGACAGGAAGTCATCTCGACAGGTGTTGGGGTACAGGTTGCCTCGCAACCAGTGGATACAGGTGCTTACTTCATTGCTAAATTTCATGGTCATCTAACCTCTCAATGGCTACGACATGGGTGTCAATGACGGCGTGGCTGGTGCATAGCTCGTCAAGATAGTGGGCTTGCTCCGGGTCGCGAAGCATCGCCATGACGTAGTTCCTTGCCTCGCTGTTAGTCGAAGCAGGGAACGTGTAGTCATGACGCAACTTGGTGTCTACCGTCACGGTGAAGAGTTGTTGGGGGTAGATGTGGATTGGGTCTGGCATACAGCATCCTCAAATTGTGGAAGTTCGGATTCCCAGATCAGATTCTTGCAGGGATAGCAGGCATAAAGATCAGCCTGCTTGTGCATTGGGTCACCGCAGATGTCGCATCGGACTTCAGGCATATACCTTCTCCTCTGGGTCATACTGGAGTAGCTCGTCGAGTGAGCCTCTGGTTTCTGACTGGATGTCCCAGTTAACCAACTGCTCAGAGATGAACTTGACTGCCTTGTTAGCCAGCCTGCTGGCATCGACTAGGTACTTGGGATCAGACTCAAGAGCCTTGAGCCAGCTAGTTAGGTAGGCCGCATGATTCTCTAGGGAATAAGACAAGCCCCACTCAGCGGCAATGAAGGCGGCACCTAGCTCAGCAACCAGCTCCTCTTTGGCATAGTCAGCAGAGCCAAAGCCTCCGGTCATGTCACGATCAAGCCGCTTCTTGTGACCAGTGGAGTGAACGCACTCATGTGCAAGCGTGGTCATGAATGCCTCAACGCTGGTGAACTTGTTGAGGTCAGGCATTTTGATGGTGTCAGTGAGCAGGTTAAAGGATGGCTCGCCGCCTGCTAGCTTGACGCCCAGTGCCTTGGGTATCTTGATGGCATCGCTAACGTCTGCCGGGTCATGCTGGAAGTCAGCCTCTTGCTCAATGTTGAGGCCAACAATCTGCTCAGTGTTGAACACGTTGTAGATTTTATACATAGCGTGGTGTGTCACCTCGCCTGTGGACTTGTCTACTTGCTCAGGATTGAAGAACAGGATGGGTGTTGATGCGCGAGCAGGGTCGCCCTTCTCACCGATGAGCTGATAGTTATGAGCCTTGATCTGGTTGAAGGTGAGCCAGCGATTAGACTCAAAGCCCTTGAGTTTGCCACTGGCCCAGCAATTAATTACGTTGATGCCAGAGTATTGATGGTTGGTGTAGTGGTTAGTAGGCATGATCGAATCGCCTGCTTTCCATTCGCGTCTCCACGGGAGCTGAGTAGGATCGTCCTTGTCTATTGCACGGCGGACCAGCTCGCAAATGGGATCGTTAATCCGAGAGTAGTTAGGCATGTTGCCTCCTTGTAGTTTGTGAGTAGTGGCTAGTAATAACGACTAACCACTGAGTACATCCTAATACAGAGCAAGCGAGATTGCAAGCACTAATTAGAAGGTTGGATATCAGGAAGTTTGGAAGCCTTGAGTGTGAGTAGCTCGCCCTCAGCCAACATCATCTTGGCCTTGAGTGCTTCCTTTTCCTGCTGGATTTCGTGAGAGATGTTCGCTTCCTTGGCAAACAGGTAGGACAGATGACCCATGCAGTGAGCAATGATCTCTTCTGTTTCTTTGAATCCAAGGTGTTCGATGTGTGTGATGACATCATCTCGCTCAACATCGAAGCGGCACGTGTCATCGGTGTACTGGTTCTGATAATCGACCACCTCTTGGGTGCTGATGTTGTTCTCAGACATCAACTCGCTGATGCCCTCGACATCACAAGCAACCTCAATGTCACCGTTGTAGTGGTAGTCCTCAATATCAACAGCGACTTCTCCGCGAATGCGATACGACATAGTGTTACTCCTTAATTAATTAATTAAATGTGAAAGGGGCTGAGCATCGCGCCCCCACCCACCGGATGGGGTGCGAGCGCAAGACCCGCGCTAGCGGGTTAGCTCCAGCCTTCATAGTCTTTAGAGATGGGACGGATGACAGGCGGCACAGGCTTCTCCTGCTTAGCCTTGTCAGCTAGGTATTTCTCTGGCTCAAAGGCAACGTACAGCGGGGATTTCTTATAGGCCCGTGTTAACTGCCTCTCCTTAATGAGCGAGCCGACAACAGCGATCAAGATGATTATGAGAAGGGTGTAGATCACTGGGTCACCTCCTGTCCAGCTATCAGTTCATCAAACTGGGGGCCAATGATGCGGCGCATTAAGGATTCGATGTGAGTCGGCTCGCATGTCCTGACTGTGTTATCGAATGGTGTGCCGGGGATGTGTCTAAGCCTCACCTCTGTGTCATTCAGGTCAATGGATTGGTGGTGTGGTAGATGTAATTGGTACTGACTCATAGGAGTCTCCTTGTAGTTTGTGATTACAGATTGGCGAGGGGCAAGCCCTCTTGGTATGTCTGCACCCAGCATTCAAAGCGTGGTACAGAAAACTCTGATGACAGGTCATTGGCTTCCTGTCTGGCATCTTCATAGTCGCAGTGGAGCTGATCGCTACAGCGATATGTGTTGTCATCAATGCGTGTGCAAACGATGTAGTCATCCATCGTGTGTGTCCTTGTAGTTCGTGTGTGTTGCGTGTGTCAGGCATCGCCTGTTGGCGTGTTTAGGCATCTCCTTAAAATGGAGAGGAGGAAGAGGGCGGACCCCCGGACTCGTAAAGAGTACGGAGGTTGACCCGAATTTTTGCGTAGCGTTTACGCAGTAAACGTGAAGCAAAAAAAAGCCCGGCGAAGCCGGGCGTGAATCTTACGCTTCCTTGGAAGCGTTAGATGAACGAGTCTCGGACAAAGCAATGTTGTACGCAGGCGACTTTGGATTGTCACTTGTGACAGGCCAAAGGCGAATCGTGAACGTTTCGCCATGAACCATTATCTTCCCGCTGAAAGCGGGAGATACGATTTTCGGCTTGTCTGTCTTGTCGTCGTGGATAGTGGTGACTCGGCTCTCAGTCCAGATCGCACCGCGCATGTTAGGGTTGTACTGTTTGTTCTGTGCCATGATGAAAATCCTTTGCAGTTAGTGTGAATGCTCCTGTCGTTAGGAGCTTGTCGATTGGACCGCCGGCCATTACTAACGCAAGGTGGCTCGCCACCGACCCCTTGCGGGTTGCGTTCGGAATGGACTGCGGTACATTCGTAACAACTCCTTACGACAGGAGTGTTCGCACTCACTGCTTAGGAGCTTTCTCATGGGACAGAACAAAGAGTACGCTTAACCCGTTATGCGTGGTCGAAGAGCTGGGCTGTGAGCCGTGACACTACGTTGAGCTTACGCAGTAAGCGACCACGTAAGACACTGACAGACAAGACGGAAATCAGAATACGGAAACGTAGTGTACGTATTATGGTTTATGGCGAAGCGGTCACGATGACTAACCGTTAGGTTAGGCGCGTGGGTACCGCGTTGCTTTGTCCGTGACTCAGAGGAGGTTCCAGAATGGAACCGATCGGGTCAACCGACTCCCTTTTGCACCGTCAGGTGCGGAAGAACCGGGGGGAGGGGGTCCGACCTCTGGTGGAACGGAAGGTGCCACTCTCTTTTACTACAAAAAAAAGTGGAAAACTGGAAAACCCGTTGATCGGAGTACGTGACTGTCAACGATCAGGAGTAGTCGTCCTCGTAAGATTACGAAAAACCACCTACCTAGTAATCAATTGTTGATTGCTACCACTGGATATCAACAATCTGGGGGGAGCGATGTAGCTACAGGGTGCAATCCTTGCAGTGTTACGATGCGCTTCCTTACGAGTGCCACCGTCCGACCTAAAATATCAGAAACCAAAGGGCGTTTTCAAGTAATTGTGGAATATTACCATAATGATCCCCCCTATATAGCTGATTGTTCGGTTGCACTCACCACCTAATTACTAATACAGTGTGGACCTAACGTATTCGTTAGGATTACCTATGGTAGATTCTGCCGACAAGGTGATGGAGAAGGCGGCTGAGCGTAAGGCTCGCCGTAGCTCTAAGAACACTAAGGATATGAAGAAATCTGCTGACTATGCTAAGCGTGGTGAGCAACTGCCTGTTATGTCACAGGCTGATCAGCGCAGGAAGATGCATGAGCTGAAGGCTAGATTTCTTAATTCTTCAAGGCTGGAGCCGTTTGTAGCCAAACTCTTTGATATGGCTATGGATGATGAGCATCAGGGCCAAGTAGCGGCCATGAAGCTGATAGCTGATCGTATTCTCCCTGCTACAGCCTTCTCTGGTGAGGATAAGAAATCCTCCGCTGTCCAAATCAACATCACTGGCCTGCAAGTCAGCTCTATAGAAGAAAAGCCTCTAGCTGAAGTCAACGGCCAAGACGTTGTGAGCATACAATGAGATGGCTACAGACCCTATCAACATTGCCGGGGTTCGCTGGCCTAACCAATTTCAACAGCCAACTGGGATTTACACCACGGCGGTCAATACAGCTATGGACCCGCAGGTGCTTAACAACAGCCAGATCCCTGCTGACTCAGCAAAGATGCCCTACCCAGCAAAAGGCATTGATACTACAGTTTCCACAGACTCGACCCGTGGCCGGGTCATCGACACTTACGCATGACTGACTTAAACCTAGAGCTTTTGCCGTGGCAACAGGAAGTGATGCAGTCCAATGCTCGCTTTAAGGTGATTGCGGCGGGTCGGCGTACCGGAAAGTCCCATTTAGCCGCTGTATCCCTTATTCTAAGCGCCCTGAATGGGGAAAAGGGTAAGACGTTCTATGTAGCCCCCACCCAAGGGCAGGCCCGTGACGTAATCTGGAACACCATATTTGATATAGCGGGGGACATTATTGAGAAGTCCCACGTTAACAACCTAGAAATCACCCTAGCTGGCGGCAACGTCATATACCTCAAGGGTGCTGACCGCCCGGATACCCTCCGTGGTGTGTCCTTAAAACATTTAGTTCTAGATGAGTACGCTTTTATGAAGCCTGATGTGTTTGAGAGCATTCTCAGACCGGCTTTAGCGGACTGCAAGGGGTCAGCTATCTTCATTGGTACGCCAGAGGGCCGTAACCACTTCTATGATATCTATGCTGGCTCTGAATCTTGGGATGACTGGGAGAATTTCCACTTCACCAGCTTTGATAACCCCATTGTTGACCCCAAAGAGATAGAGCATGCAAGGCAGACCCTGCCAGCTTGGGCCTTCCAGCAGGAATTTCTGGCTAGCTTTGATGCTAGGACGGGTGGGATGTTCGACCCGGACTCATTTATCTACTACGAAGACAGCAAAAGTCAGATTGGCGACCACTACATAACCATTGACCTTGCTGGCTTTAAGCAACAAGGCCAGAGGAAGGCCAAAAAACGGGACAACTCCGCTATGGCAGTCACCAAAGTGACCCCTGATGGCCGCTGGTGGGTAGAAGACATCATATTTGGGCAGTGGTCTTTAGACCAAACCTGTAATGAAATCTTTGCCGCCGTCGAAAAGTACCGTCCTGTGAAGGTTGGCATAGAGAAAGGCATTGCTCAGCAGGCAGTAATGTCCCCCCTTACTGACTTGATGCGCCGTAAAGGTCGTGTGTTCCGTATAGAACAGCTTACTCACGGTAACAACAAGAAAGAGGACAGGGTGGCTTGGGCATTAGAGGGCAGATTTGCCAATGGCCTTATCCAGCTCAAGAAGGGACCGTGGAATGAACGGTTTATTGACGAAGCCGCTAACTTTCCATCAACTTTAGTGCATGACGATCTCCTCGACGCGCTTAGCTACTGTGACCAAGTAGCTCAGATTGCTTACCTAGACGGAATTGAACTGGCTGACGAGTGGGAACCGCTCGACGATGCCGTAGGATTTTAGAGAATGGCTAAATACGAAGGCAGATACGAGAATTTAGAGCATATTGGCGTAGATCACGGTCTTGCCGAGTGGATTGAGTCGCTGACTTTGGAGTGGCGGCATGATTACTCCGCAAATTACGAAGATACCCATGACGAGTACTACCGTTTGTGGCGTGGTATCTGGGCCGAAGGCGACAAGACCCGCCAATCAGAGCGTTCGCGCATTATTGCCCCTGCTCTTCAGCAGGCAGTTGAGTCTGCCGTAGCCGAAATTGAAACAGCGTCCTTTAGTCAGGCATTTATGTTTGATATTGAGGGCCAACAGACCCCACCCCCACCCCCGCAAGGCCAACAAGCCCCGAATGGACCCCCAATGCCTATGCCGGGGATGGGTGGTGGACCTCAAATGCCACCAATGCCACCGCCGGGACCAAGCCAGCCGACTCCAGCAGAGTCGATTGCTGTGCGTGACCAGCTACACAAGGATTTAGAGCGGGCTAACTACCGTGCGGCTATTGGTGAGATCCTGATTAACGCCGCTGTATACGGTACAGGCATTGGCGAGATCGTTATTGAGGATTCCAAGGAGTACATCCCTGCCACCCAACAGATGGAGGGGATGCCCCAAGAGGCCAATCTGGTTGAGTATGGGGTAGAGGAGAAAATCCGACCCATTGTTAAGCTGAACCCTGTCCAGCCAAAGAACTTTTTGATTGACCCCACTGCTACCTGTGTCACCAGTGCTATGGGTGTGTGTATTGAGGAGTTTGTCTCTATCCACACTATTGAGCAGATGCAGGAGCAGGGGATCTACCGTGATACCCCTATCGGTTTTGATGCTAGTGACCCCGCTATTGACGCGGATTCAGAGATCAGAGTCCAGCCTGTCAGGAAGGTCAGGGTCAAAAGATACTACGGACTCGTCCCTACTGAGCAATTAAAGGAAGAGGGCGTTGATAACCTAGAGGACGGCAAGTACACAGAAGCCGTTGTTGTTATCGCTAACGGTGAGATCCTAAAGGCGCAGTCAAATCCCTATATGTGCCAAGACCGACCTATTGCCGCCTTCCCTTGGGATGTCGTGCCTAGTCGGTTCTGGGGCCGTGGTGTCTGTGAGAAGGGATATATGTCCCAGAAGGCGCTTGATGCTGAGATGAGAGCAAGGATCGACGCACTGGCACTGACTACTCATCCAATGATGGCTGTAGATGCCACAAGAATCCCAAGAGGGGATAAGTTTGAGGTGCGTCCCGGCAAGATGATCTTGACCAACGGTGACCCCAAAGAATCCATCATGCCATTCAAGTTTGGGCAGGTAGATCAGATCAGCTTCAACCAAGCTCAGAACCTACAGATGATGGTCCAGCAGGCCACAGGTTCACAGGACGCCGCTGAGATGGCTAAGGGGCCGTCTAGCGACACAACCTCTGCTGGTATCTCTATGTCTATGGGCGCGGTGATGAAGCGCCAAAGACGTACCTTGGTCAACTTCCAAGAATCGTTCTTTAAGCCGCTAATCAAAAAGACTGCGTGGCGCTACATGCAGTTCGATCCTGAGAAGTATCCGTCAAAGGATTATCACTTCTCTGTCATCAGCTCGCTGGGCGTTATTGCGCGTGAGTACGAGGTGCAACAGCTTGCTCAGATCCTACAAGTCATACCGCCGCAGTCACCAGCGCATGGCGCAATGATTAAGGCGATCATCGAACACATGAACGTGACCTCAAAAGACAAACTGCTTGAGGTAATTGATGGTCAGGGTCAGCCAGACCCAGCGGCACAGCAACAGCAACAGGCTCAAGCCCAAGCACAGATGGAGCTACAGAAGGCGCAGACCGCCGTACTCATGGCTCAAGCTGAAGAGGCTAAGGGCAGGGCCGCTAAGTACGCTACTGAGGTTGACCTCATGCCGAAGGAAGCTGTCCTCAAGTACAGCGATCAGGACAAGGACGGCAAGATTGATGTCGATTTTGAGAAGAAGATCCGCCTTGCTCAGATGATGCTGGATGAGGACAAGTGGAATCTTGAGAAGGAAGAGCGTCAGGCCAACATGGTTAACGCCAAAGGTGAGCAGGACATTCTCCGCCAGATGCTAAGCGAGCAACAACCCCAACAAGAGCAACCGCAGATACCACCCATGTCTGAGGAGCCACCCCTGCAATGACTACTGGATTGAGCCTTACCACAATCATTGCGTTAATTCGCAAGGAGATTGATGGCGCTCAAAAAGCCAAGCCCGGGAAGGACGGTAAGGCTGGAGCCACTGGCCCTAAAGGTGAGCGCGGTCCTAAAGGTGACACTGGCCCTGCTGGTAAGCAAGGACCAAAGGGCGGTGACGGCAAGCAAGGGAAGGCTGGCCCTGCTGGAGCTGATGGTCAGGACGGCGCTGACGGTGTAGGCATTGATCGCATTGAGCAGGATGTGGATGACGCAATCGTCGTTCACATGACTGACGGCACTATCTACACCATTGAGATGCCGTGGGGCAAAAACTCTACAGAGGTTCACTACAAGGTATCTGGCGGCGGCTCCGGTAGCGGAAGCGGCACAGAAGGCACTGTTGACCTGTCTAACTATGTGCAGAAGCCTAATAGCAGTGAAGCGTGGATGGTCTACAAGAAGGGCGCTGGCTGGATGCCTGTCACTACTGACCTAGTAGCCACCAACCCTGACGTTATTTTCCGTAACGCTAAGGGCCAGTTTGCCAGCACCAAGGATCTTGAGACGCTGACTAACCAGCTTGAGGTCAACCGTTACTTTGCTGAACAGCTAGAAGCGGCAGGCGAACCAACTACCGATGCGCGCATTGCCGATCAGGACATCACTAACTGGAATGACAGCTTTGGCTGGGGCGACCATAGTGAGGAAAATTACGCTAAGGATGTGCCGCCGTGGGACTATGAGTTCACGCCTGACACGCTCGTTTTGCGTGACAACAACGCCAACATAAAGGGCAGGAAGGTTATCGGTCAGACATTTCAGATGACCGCTGAAGGCACCACAGATATTCCTCCCCGCCCCGACGATACGATCTTCTACTCCAGCATCAACAACCAGCTACACAAGAACAGCAAGGAGGGCATGAGGGCCGCCCTTGGTATTACTGGCGAGCATGAAGGAGTAAACAAGGGCGACGATTATCGCTACTTACTAGCAAGCATTACGACAAACATTTCGTCCCGCCCCGGTCAGATGACGCTCAACAGCCCAGATCCTGAAAGCGTTACGCAGATAAGCTTTTATGTAACTGACGCAGACAGCAAGCCGTCACCTCATGTATCAGCGGGATACTTTGTTGAATTGAGTCACGATGGTGGCACTTTGCTGTTCAAGATTACAGGTGCAGACAGCACACAGCTT